TGAGCGGCAAGCCCAGCGATGACCGTCGCATCGTTGAAGCTCACCGAGCCAGCCCTTCGCGGCGTCGGTACTGCTCAAGCAATACGCGGGATTCAGGATGCAGCGCGCTTGTCTGGCGAATAATGCCGCCGAGGTCCTGCGAACCGATGACGCCGAACGGTGAGGTTCGGCTTGACCAGACTGCACCAGCCTGAATCAGTGCAGCCTGCTTGACGGCGCTTGGCACTGTCGGCCATCCGAAGACGCCGATGACCTTGACGCCACGATAGATGTCCTTCGGGAAGTTCTTCGGCCATGTGACCGAAGTCTCAATGCTCGTATATGGCCAGCCATCTAGCGCGTTGTTAGCCGGCGCGAGAACGTAGTCCGTGCCAGCCGTCCACGTCGTCTCGTAGGTTCCGTCGCCGTTGTCGTCCGTGGTGAGCGATGAGATGCTCACAAGGTCATCCGTCAAGACGTAGGAGAACTCTTGGGCCGTGTAGTAGCGCGTCTCGGTCGCGGTGCCGAAGCCCTGACGTCGGTCGGTGTAGTTGTCAATCAGCGCGTCGGTTGCATCGAGGACAGACTGCAACGGCGTATCGTCCGTTGAGTCGGTGATGCCGATTGCGCTCTTGAACTCTGCGAGTGTTGCGTAGGACATTTAGATGCCTCCGACTTGTAGGACATAAACAGTTGCGCCAGCGGCGTCGGCGACAGCATACAACTGCACCCGCTCTGGAATCCGAATCGTGACGTGTGTGTCCTTGTGAAGCTGGAAGCCGTTCGAGGTCGTCACGGTGCCGTTGCCCACGAAGACCTTCTGGTTCCCTGAGGATGTGCAGAAGAGGTGGAACTCGGAGCCTGAGACCATGCCCTCGCCGAGCGCGGTGGCAGCCGTGCCAATGGAGACCTGCTTGCTGCCCATGTGCTGCTCGCTCACTCGCTGATTCCCTTCTCCCGCCCTCTGAGCGGGGTTCTAGTCAAAGTGGCTGTATTGCCACGCTTTGCGATGATAGCGCGCTCTACGAGCCGCGTTGGTGCCTCTGCGTTGATTCTACGAGGACCCCTGCTGGTCAGTTCCTTGAGCTTCTTGAAGATGTCCATAAACCCTCCCACTAATGCAACAGGGAGCCGAGCCGAAGCCCGACTCCCTGCCGCTACCTAGCGCCTAACGATTAGACGTTGGCTGACTTGTACGACTTCACTGCTGAAGCCTGTGCAAGCCCGGTCGCGCCACGAACCTCAACCTTGTACGAGACAAGGCCGGTATTCCAGGCGTACTCGCGGCTCACGTCCACGCGGACGCCGCCAACGAGTGCCGTGTAAATCTGTCCGAGGTCACCGAACAGGATTGCTCCTGCGGTGTCGTCGGTCAGGTCAATCAACGCTGCGCTGTAGATAGGCGCGCCCAACAGTCGGTCAGGTGTGTTGCTATCGCCTGCGCGGAAGATTGGCTGGCCCGTTGTATCAACGAGACCAGTCACAACGCCGAGCGTCGTGTCGTTCATCAACCAACCAGCCTTTGGTGCGCGTCGGTACGCCTGGTTCACAGACGCCTTGAGCTTCGCAAGGTCGGTGTAAGTTGGGTTCACTGACGCCGTGCCGGTGCCTGTTGCACCAATCGTGGCGGCTGCGGCAACCGCAGTACCAGCGAAGGCGCCGTGAGCAACTGCAACTTCAGCGCCGCACTTGTCAGCAATCATGCCGGCAAGGTCGAACACTGCATCTTCCACAAGCTCTTCCGAGACCTGGATGATGGTCGCGTACTTGATTGGGGTCAGGCTGAGCGCGCTGAGCGTGCCGTCTGACTCCTGAATCGTGCCAGCCTCAGCAACTGAACCAGCGGTTCCAAGAGCCGTGACTCGTGGGAACTGGATGTTGTTGCCGGTCGCCGTGCGGACCACGGTGATGATGCTTGGGTCGAGGAATGGGTTGAACTGAGCGGCCACTACGTTTACGCGGTCGGCGATGGAAACTGGGTTCCCAAGTCCGGTTGCGCGAGTCACATCGCGGTACTCAAACATCTTGCTGCCGCCGTTGCGCCCAAGAGCGCGAAGCTCAGCAACTTCGTCGTCAGACTTCTCAGCCTTCGGAGCGATGACTGAAGCGTACTCAGCACGAATCGTGTCAGCGGCGGTTCGCGCCTCTGCTGCGGACTTCTCGCTGCGAATCGCTTCCGCGATTACGCCAGCCTCAGCCGTAAGGGACTCGAACTGGTTCTTCTTGTCGCCTTCAAGGGCGACGCCCGACTCAGCAGCCTCAGCAACGATGCTGGTGGCCTGCGTAAGCAGATTTGCACGGGTCTCGTGCAGCTTCTTGATGTCTGCCATTTTGGTCAGACTCCTTTCACTATCTGGGTTTCCACAATGTTGCGGCTCTCCTAGCGGGATGGTCTTTCGCGGGCTTGCGTACTTAGCGCAGCGGGGCGAGACCTCGTGGCTGCTAGAGCGATTCAGACTCCGCGCGAGCAAGCACGAGCCGAGCCTCGGCGATTGAAGGGTCAATCGCTTCGGACTTTGGCGCGAGTTTTTCACGCACGGTGTCAATCACCTCGACATCCTCAAGTGTCAGCGGTGTCGCCGACTTGATGGACTCGATGGCTGAGATGAGGCGGTCGCCGTCCACGCCCATGCGCGCGGCGACCTTGCGGACGCTGGTCAAGCCAAGCGTTGCGGGGTAGGCAGGTGTCTGACCGGCTGAGAGGACGGAGACCTCAAAGAGATTGACTTCGCGCAGCGTGCGCGTGTCCTCGTCCCACTCGTCGCCGTTCTTTGGAATGGTGAAGCCGAAGGACATGCCCATTGCACGAGCCTCGTGCGTGAGCTTGGAGATGACGCCAGCGGCGTCTGGGTCGGCTGGGTCAAGGCGAGCCTCAACCTTCAAGCCGCGCTCGTCCTCGGTTAGCGCGAGTCGGCCGCTTGCGGTCGTCGCAAGCGCGCGGGTCTCATCATGCCCAAAGAGGAAGGAGACAATCTTCTTGCCGTCTGCGACGCGGGAGAGCGTGCGTCGGAAGGCGCCTGGAGCGATGACCTCGGTGAACGGGAGTCCAGCCGAAGGTGCGCCAAAGAGCGCGGCGTAGCCGGTGAACGTCTTCTGACCGTCTTCGCCTTCGGTCACTACGAAGTCGCCCATTGAGATAGCGCGCGTCTCAAGTTCTTTCACGTCGAACCTCTCTTCTGTATCAAGCGGCGCGAGAACGCCGTCAGCCCATTGTAGAACCCTGTCTGTACCATTTTCTGCTGTGGGGTCTACGCCCCAGAGGTAGGCAGCAACGGCGCCAGGTCCAGGGAAGTTGGCATCATCTGGGTTGCTGTTCTGCGGTACGCCTTCCCAGTCGCCACGGTGTCGCAGAATCCACGCGCGAAGGCGCGTTACCTTCTCATCCTCAACTTGACCAGCGCGCAGCTGACGCGCCTCTTCAATCGTCTGTGGCTCAAGTCCGTCGCCAGCGAGTCCGTTCTCCTGATAGGTCAAGCCCTTCGCGGCGGCCATCTGGATGAACTCAGGCACGTCAATCAGGACGCGCACCGCGTTCTCTTCCATCGAGTTGTCAACGGTCAGCGCGATTGCCTCGTCTGGTGTGTAGGCGTCTAGCCCAAGTTCGCGCGCCATTGCGCGAACGTCAGCGTCGTTATCCACGACGAACTCAATCTCATTGCCGTATTCGGCGAGCAAGAGTTCGTACTTGTATTTCTTGAATTCCAGCCCAACGTTCGGGCCGCGTCCAGCGCCATCAAAGTCATTGAGGTGAACCTGCTCATGTGGCACGTCGTTGGCTTCAAGCCATGCGCGTGTCTCATCGAGCCGGCTGATAGGTCGAGCAGAGACAACGATAACCTCGGTGCCGAAGTCGTTCGCTTGACTCTTGAGCCAGTCAATGTATGGCTGGTTCGGCGTGTCGCCACTGGTCGTCAGCGTGCCGTCAATGTCTGTGATGATGTAGCTCACTGAGGTGGCTCCTGTCCAAGTGTGCCGATGTTCAACGGCTTCCAGTATTCGTTGCCGCCATCAACAGGCGAGCGGTCCTCAAGTGCGCGCACTTCGTTGATGTTCAGGAAGCCGTTGTTCAGCGCGGTGCTGTATGAGTTGTATCGCTCCTGCGTGGTGGCGCGGAGCAGTCCGTCAAGGGTGAACTTGAGGAAGGTCTGCTGGCTGCCTGGCACGAGTCGCTGGAACGCAGCCTCAAGGCGCGCGATGAGTGGGCCGAGTCCGAGTCGCAGCCACTCAATGCCAATCAACTCGACCGACGCGTAAGAGGTGTTGCCGCCTGGGTACTGAAGCATGTGAAGCGGCACGCCATAGATGCGCGCAATGGCTTCCACGCCGTAGTGCATCGTCTCAACGAGCTGCAAGTCACTAATCTTCATGCCGAGTTGCTGATAGTCAGCGCCGCCGGTAAGGACCGCCACGCGCCACGCCTTCTCCACGCCTTCGTGTCGTCGGCTGAAGCCTGAGCGCAGGCTCTCTGCCTGCTCCTGCGTGAGTTCGCCTGGAACCTTGACCACGCCACCAAGCGTCGTGCCGTTCTGGTAGAACTTCGCGCTGAAGATTTGCGTTGCGCTTGCGAGTCCGAGCGTCACGGCGTGATGCTCAACTGGCGAGAGTCCGCGATGGTTCTCGCCTGTCGCAAAGAGCGGGATGTGAACAATCTCTTCAGCCGTCAGCGCAACGTGTCCCTCGCGAGTCTCAACGTGGTAGATAGGTTCGCCGAACTCGCCTGTCTTGATTTCAACCTTCTGCGGGTCAAGGACTCGCGTCTCAATCACATTGTCGGATGAGTCGCGCAGGCAGAGGATGAACGCGTTGCCGTCAATGAGGAGGCTCGTGACCACTCGATGCTTGAAGTCAAAGGAGGTGTAGTTCGGGTTGTTAGGAATCGGCGTGTCCATCCAACGCGGCCGTGGTCGGTATGGTCGGCGCGTTCCGTCAATGCGGATGTAGGTGTCCCACGGCATGCCGGCAACGGTGTCGGCGTACAGCTTCACGGCGGCATAGACGGCGCCGATGCTGGTGGCGTTCTCCTCGGTGACTCGGACGCCAGCGTAGTTCGGGTCAGGTGAGAACCATTGTCCACCGATGGTTCGCTGCTCTTCTGGTTTCTCTTCGCGTCCGAGGATGCGGTCAAGTAGGCCCATCGTTCTCCCTATAACTCAATCCACTTCACTTCGGCTCGCGGCTTCGGCGCTGGAGCATTTCCAAGTGTACCCGCTCGGCTGTGTGCCATGAGCGCAGCGACCAGAAGGTCAATGCGCTTCAGCGAGGTCTTGCTCTCCTTGCGAATCATAAGCCCGTTGCGCGAGTAATACGGTGTGGCGTTGGCTGCGTGACGCGAGAGGCTCGGGTCCCCATTGTGCTTCACGCGACCATTGACAACCGCATCATAGAACGCAGCGGTAGCTGGAACCATGCGGCTTGGCGTCTGTGGGAACTCCACGACAGGCAAGCCCATCTGTTGCCACGCCTCCATTGAACGCTGCCAGCGGAATGGGTCGCAGACAATCTCGCGCACATTGAACGCCTTGCAGATGTCCAGCATCTTTGCCTCGACCTCTTCCACCGGCACGCGCCAGGAGAGTTCCGCATCGAGCGGTCGCTCCCAGTGTCCGAGAACGAAGAACGCCTTGTCTGCCACGCGGCACGCGACGATGGCAGTGGAGTCGTTGCTGAACGAGCCGTCAAATCCGAGGACAATCTCGTCCTCCTTGTTGAGCGCAATCTGGTCATCCTTGCAGGCGTCCCATGTGCCAGTCGGCAAGAAGGCTTGCGAGCTGCTGACCCATTGGTTCAGGCGCTTGGTTCGAAACTCTGCCTCTGGCGTGCGCTTCTTCGCAGAGAGCAGGTCGTCAATGCTGAGGATGGCGGGGTCGCTGAGCAAGCCTGGGTTGGCTTCGCCCCACTTCATGTCGTCAAGGTAGGCGTCGTCAGCGGCTTCCCACCACGCCATGCCGAGGGTGGTGTCGTCGTTCTCGCCAGTGATGCGGCGACGCGCCAGTTGGTAGAGCGTGTAGGCGATGGAGTCTGAGCCTGTTGAGTCCATGCGCTGACCTGCGGTGGTGATGGCGACAAAGAGCGGTGACTTGCGCGCACCCATTGAGAGGCTGAGAACGTCAAAGAGTTCACGGCTCGGCCATGCCGCCAACTCGTCAGCGATGACCAGCGAGGCGCTGAGTCCTTCCTTCGTGAAGGCTTCGGACGAGAGCGCCTTGTAGACGGTGCCAGTCCCCTTGAACTCCATCGCGTCGCGGTACAGCTTGATTTGCTCGCCCAGTTCTGGACTCATCTCAACGGCTCGGCGCGCGTGACTCATGACCAACTTGGCTTGGTCTCGGTCAGCGGCGGCTGAGTAGATTTCGCCACCTCGGTCTCCGTAGAGTCCGAAGAACAGCGGCAAGGTTGAAGCAAGCGCGGTCTTGCCGTTCTTGCGTGCGATGCCAGTCAGGAAGAATCGGTGGGTGAAGGTGTCGTCAGCCTTGCGCGCCAGCATCCTGCGGAGCAGGCGGCGTTGCCACATGCGGAAGTGGAGTGGCTCGCCAGAGGCGCCAGCGATGGAGTCCTTAGCGATTGGCACTAGCTCCTCGGCGAAGTCGGCAACGATGTCTCCGAGTGAGCGGCTGAGGTCAGCCGGTGCGACAGGGGTCAGCCAGCGCGGTGGCCACCCTTCTGCTGCATCCGTTCGCGGTACTTCTCGATGCGGCTCTGGCTCTCCACCATTGCGATGCCCAGCTTGGCTCGGTCGGCTGGAGTCAGTCCGAGGTGATTCATCCACTTGCGAACACTCTCCTCTGCGCTTGTCCTCATACCCACGGCGGGGTGTGCGTAAGCATAGCCCTTGTCGGTGTAGAGGACTGGGCCGTCTACCGAGATGCGTGCCTCAAGCCCAGCAAGGAACTCGATGTCCTTGACCAGCATGGTCAGTGCGTCTCGGTCGCTCATTGCAATCCACGCGCCGGCGTAATCAACGATGCGCTGCCACGCCTCGGTCGCAATCGGTCCCAAGCCGTCAGGCACGCCCAGTTCTGAAGCCCTCGGAAGTGAGCCTGCGAGCTGCACAACGACAGCCCTGCTCGGCTTCAACGTGCCGCGCTTGGCTTTGACTTCGTTCGGAGTGCGTGCTGGTCCTGGCATATATCCCCCCTAGCCTATCGTGCCTGTGCCTGCACAGCACTCGGCGCTGGATAACGGAGCGCCTCGTGGCAATAGAATCCTGACCGCCCCCATTTCTTAGGACGGATGTTCTACTTGGACTTCGTTGCGCGTCGTTGCGCTCGGTTGCGCGGTTCACCTGGCTTCTTGCGCGCCGTCATCATCTCGATGAACGGCTTCCACGTTGCTTCGTATAACTTGGTCTGGTCGTAGCGCCACATCTCTGCGGCGACGGCCTTGCGGTCCACCTTGCCAGCCTTAGTATCTTCATAGACTTCTTGCAGCGCGGCGGTAATCGCCGCCACGTTCGGGATGGCGAAGAACGAAGCCTGGAACTCATCCCACACGCGCTGTACCGGCACAGTCTTCCCATGCGCGCCAACAAGTTCAGTCTGCGCGCTGAAGTCCGAGACGATGACTGGCGTGCCGCATGCCTGCCCTTCAACGGCAGGGATGCCGAAGCCTTCGCCCATGCTCGTCAGGAGCTGCACATCAGCGGCTGAATACATGGTGGCAATGGCGTCCTGCGGGATGCCGTTGCGGAAGTGGACTGGGTGCGGATAGCGCACGCGCTGCGGGTCAATGCCAACTGCGGCGATGAGTCGCGGGATGTTCACGCCGTCGCTGTGTCCGTTCGGCTCCGTATGAATCATCCAATGCACGTCAGGTCGGTCCTTCATGAACTTGCTCATAGCGTCAGCCATCTCACCGAACGCCTTGCGAACTGGGATGCGACCACGGTTCGCGGCGTTGGTGACAACGAGGAACGCGTCCTCGGGGATTCCCATTGCGCTCTTGGCAATCTTGCCACGGTCATTGAAGATAGTCAGGTCAATGCCGTGCGGGATGTAGGTCAGTTCATCGCGTGGAACGCCTGCGTTCAAGAGCATCTTCTCGCCGAACCTGCTCATTGCAATGCCATGATGACCACCGTCAAGTAAGAACTTCGCAACGGCTGGCGGTGCCGGCTCATGGTCTATTGGCGTCCAGCATGCGAGATTCATCTTGTTGAATCCTTCCACGCCAAGCAGCGGCCAGAGGTCGAAGAGGACAACACCGAAGCCTGGCTGGTCGTCAATCCACGCGTTCATGTTGTCTGGCGCC